CATCTACTACAACACAGATGCAAAGAATCTGTTTGTATTTGATGGTGCACAGTGGTTTGAGATTGTTACTAACGCAGCAGCAGATATACTTGAAGGCGGAGATGAGGCTGGAGGAAGTGATTCTTATTCAGCAACAATTGATGGTGGAAATGAAGCAGGTGGGTCGGATGTTTATGCCCTTTCTTATGATGGTGGAGGAGTAATTTAATGTCATCAGTACGCATTCAAATACGACGAGGAACTGCTGGTCAATGGACTGCAAATAACCCGACACCATATGCTGGTGAAGTTTGTTACGACACTACGAATAATAAATTTAAAATTGGTGATGGTAGTACTGCTTATGCTAGTTTGCCATACTTTCTTGATGAAGATGCAATTGCTGGACTTATCTCAGGTTCGGCATTAAGCACTACAGATGATCTTTCTGAAGGTACTGTAAATAAATATGCTACAAATTCACGTATTGCAAATGCCTTAAATAGCGGCAGTAAAACAGGTATTACATTTACCTACGATGCTGGAACACAGGTAATTAATACAACTGTAACTCAAGTTCAAGGTACTACTGGTGCACAGGGAACTGTCGGCGCTCAAGGCGTTCAAGGTACACAGGGATTACAAGGACCAGAAGGAACACAGGGTACACAAGGTACTCAAGGTACTCAGGGAACTACTGGTGCACAAGGTACTCAAGGAGTCCAAGGAACATTAGGTTCTCAAGGAACTCAAGGAACCCAGGGCACTCAAGGTACTCAGGGAACTCAAGGAGTACAGGGAACTCAAGGTTTAGATGGTAGCCAAGGAACTGTCGGTGCACAGGGAACTGTCGGTTCTCAAGGAACTACAGGTACTCAAGGAACTCTTGGTACTCAAGGTACTGTTGGTAGTTTTGGTGGAGCCACCTTTGACTACACCTTCTTAACAAGTACTACTAATGCTGATCCAGGAACTGGAAACTTAAGATTTAACGCATCTCCAACATCTGCTACTGCAATGTATATTGATGCAAGTAATGATGATTCGACAGATATCTCTTCATTCTTACAAACAATCGATGATTCAACCTCAACAATTAAAGGTCACTTCCGTATATCTAAAAAATTAGATACAAGTGTATTTAAACTTTACACAATCTCATCTTTAACAGACAACACTGGATGGTTTACTGTTAACGGTTCTTACGTATCTGGAAATGGAACTCTTTCAGATTTAGATGATGTATTAATTACATTTGCTCGTACAGGTGATGTTGGAGCCCAGGGTACACAAGGAACTGATGGAGCCCAAGGCATACAAGGAACTCAAGGCGTACAGGGCGTTCAAGGTCTTGAAGGATTTGTTGGTTCAAACGGTGCTCAAGGAACTCAGGGAACGTTAGGTTCTCAGGGAACGTTAGGTTCTCAGGGAACTACTGGTGCTCAAGGTACTCAAGGACAGGTTTCTGCAGATCCAACAACCACAGTGTTGTTATACGGCGGTATGTAACTAAAGTAGTTCTGTACTACCGTTATGTATTTGACTGTATTGCGCTGCTTCTAATAAAAACTTTATAGGTCTATATACCTGTGGTTTTACTGTAAAAGTATTAAACCGCATCTGGTTTTCTTCTTGTTTCATTCTAAAATTAAAAATGTACCAATCTATAGGGCAATTAATTCCTCTTGATTCAATATCAGCAATTGCTTTTTCTGCTCCTCGCCTACTGACAGCATACCCAGCACAGGACCATTGTTGATAAGACTTGCAAACATACTCTTCACCAATATCGTGGTCATTTTGATTGTACGCAAATAAAGAATCATCAGGAACAAAGAATGAAAAGAAATCCCATATAGGCATGAGTTCTCCCATATATAAAGTTGCAACATTCTTAAAGTTTGAACTTAACGTAATATCATCTTCAAAAAGTATAAGTACACTTTTATCCGACTTTAAAAATTTCTTATATGCCAAGTAAGTACTTGCCCAAACTCCCACAACACCAGAACTTGGAGGAAAGGTCTCTCCTGGCTTACAGAAGTCAGTTACGGTATTTACTTTAAACTCTGGTGTCTTATCTATAAACTCCTTCGCCTTCTCTGCTGTATTTAGATATACAGTCTCCGAGCCAAGGCGTGGCAAGAAGGACATAGATTTTAAAATGCCCTCGTAAGATTTATTTCTTAATTCATTTCCAGTAGCAGTATGAAAGACTTCAAAGCAGGCGTTATCTAACATCTTGACCTTCTGTTTGTAGATAGGCATTGTTTAATAAAGTCATTATAGATTGTTTTAATTGTGGTCTAAACATTGGTAAGAACATTGTTCCACCAAATCTAGGATTACTTTCAAATATAACTGGTTTACCATCACGAAGTTTAAAGTTTACATTTGCTGGACCACTGTAATTTGCCAGTTTAAATATCTTACGAAATATTTCAAGAACCTCTGGCTCTATAGTTATAGCCTTATTTGCAAAAGGTCCCATGTTTACCTTTCCATCTTTTGGTACTGGACCTTCAAAGGTACAATGCCAAAGTAGATCCCCATCTTTGCACATAACCTGCGTTACATACTCCGCATCTCCTTCTATGTACTCCTGTACAACGTAACGCTGTCCTTTAAAGCGATGATTATTTAGAGCCCACTCATATCTTTCTTGGTCCCAGATTAAGGCTACACCTACGCCTCCATACAAATCTAATCTTTTCATTATGAATGGAAACTCTGGGGTAGATGAAGTTACTTCTATAGTTTTTGGAAAGTACTCTTTTAAACCACTGCTTTCTAAAAAGTTATAAAACAAATCTTTGTTTTGAAAAGTATTTATAGTTTCTTTTGAAGAGACTAAGGTAAGGCATCCTGTTGGATGATTTAAATTGTTTTCTACCGATAGCGGTATTAATACGGACTTGTTGTAATTTTTACAAATTTTTTGTAAAGGGAAATCTAACTTATCAACCTCTATAACTTTCTCAATTGATGAGAAGCCTTCCCAAAAGGGAGAGTCTGTTCCAAGAGCCTCATGCCAAGTGGGCCATAATCCTTTCCCATAGATAACTACTAGCACTTCTCAATCCATACCTGATAACCAGACTCAATCATTGTGTACTCGCCTTTACAGAGATTAAGAACGCAATCCACGCCCCTCTTTGGCTCTCTGTACTCTCCTCCGCCGTAGTTCCAGAGGTAGTCATCAAATGCCATCACCCCACCTGATTCCAGGTGCCTGAAGCCATTCAAGCCATCCATAGCGGTCTGTAGGGCTGTGTGATCCCCATCGATGTATATGAAGTTATATGAACTAGCGTTACGAATAAAGAAGTCATCGCTGGTCATCTTGTGCTTTATGATTCTTCCATCCTTTGGGAATCTTGAATCATAGTAAGCCTCTACTGAAACAAAATCTAAATCTTTATGGGCGGTCTCTTCACTGCCCTCCCATGTATCTACATCATCTAGATATTCAATCTCTCGATTAGTAAGTAGCCACTGCGTGGCATCACCTGTGTAGGTGCCGATCTGCAGTGCACGAAGTGGAACACTTGGTACATGTCTGAAGTACTTCTCTACATCCTTAAACCAATTAGGAAACATCAGATAAACAACTTCAGATTATTAAGACATCCATTCACATACTCTTGAGACATCTCATAATTATCTAACAGATGTTCAAACAGAATCTTACTTTCATCTCTACGCCCAATCCACCAACTAGCGACAGCCTTCTCAAATAGTAGGCAGTATGAGCCGTTGTATTCAACATATCCTGGCAGTGGCTGATTATAGGTAGTAGTAGCAAATAGCAGACCTAGTTCAGCATAGGTATAGCATTCTTGATATTCCTTATTTCGTTCTTTAATTCTAGACACTAGAAAATACGCCTCTGGTCTATTTGGTAAATAAGCAATAGCCTGCATAATGTTGTTGTACACGGTGCGGTTTCTATCTCCTTGAGCACCCCAACATAGAGCCATCTTTAACAGAGATGTGTAGGTAATTAATGGGTGGGTTTTATACCCGTGTTCAGCGGCTCTTAAGTAAAACCCTGCTGCAGATGCGTACTGTAACTGCTCTTCATAAGCAGATGCTAAATCAAAGTTAATCTGAGGATCATTAGGATTTTCAGCCAGTTTTAAAGCCAACTCTTTAACGTCCATAAGACATGGCCTCCGTAATCATTCCGTTCACAACCTTCTTAGGCACTTCAAGAACAAAGGCACAGTTATCTTGAAC